GGGGTGAGAAGATATACACCTTAACTGATGGTAGTGAGTGGACAGCTACGTCCCTAGCTAAACATTTAAACTGTAAGAAAGCAACAGCACAATCAAGATTCTACAGTAGGTTTGGACTAGACCCTGTGAGAATACTGAAACCCGTCAAGGGCGCCTCATTCTCGGAGTCTTGCTTGAATGACAAGAGGGTGAGAGCATCGGTACAAGCGCGTATGTGGTATGACATAGATGGTTTTTGGAAACTATTTAATAAGATGGACGTAAAGTTATCCACATAGTTATCCACAACGTAAGTTATTGATTTATATATAAAAACACTGTCATTTGATTTAAGACCACGCCCTGTACGGTAACCTTGAGCCAATGCACAGTAGTAACATAGGGGAATATAGATGTACGACATAGAAAAGTACGATACAGAGAACGAGGCAATGCAAGACCTCATGCTAGAGCAAGCCTTTATGGAGCACAAGTTCCATGAGGATGCTACAAAGAAGTATGAGAACTCTATGGCACGCATGGTATCAGCGGGTATCTTTAGTAATACCTCAGAGGGTAGTATCCTACAGAAGATGGCTATTGAACAAGTAGCAACCACCATGGAAGAGTGGGCGGAGGGCTCTAAAGAAAGAGGTAAGGCGGGTACCTATCGTACCTTTGTAAGGGAGTCCTTTACGGGGCGTTACGAGATACTGGCTTTCACGGTGATTGAATGCTTATTAAACTCCACCGCCACCAAGACTGCGAAGTTATCCCGTATGAGCATCCTAGTAACTCAACAGGTGCTCAACCTATTGTCCATTGAGGACTTCAAGAGGCGTGAGAGTAAACTCTACAAGTACCTTGAGTATGAGTATAGATCACGAGGCATAGGCTACATAAATAGTAGGAAACGTAAGTTAGCCCAGATGAAGTGTGGGTCTGAGGATACATCAGCCACCGAGGATACCTTTAAGTTACAGGTAGGTGCCCGATTGATTGACTGTGTTCTTAATAGTGGTTGTGGCCTCTTTGAGATGCGTAAGGACTACCACGCTAAGAAGAGCCTTAAGACCATTACGCTCACCGATGATGTCTTTAAGATAATGGGGCGTGTGAAGGATAAAAATATCCTATTCAGTGTCCAGTACAAGCCCTTGATAGTACCACCCCTACCTTGGAAGTCCCTATGGGGTAATGGAGGCTACTACACTAATAACCCCTTAACCTTTATTAGGAATCATCGCGCCACCCGCTACATAGAGTCCCTTGAGGAACCTGTAGACCTTAGTAGGATTTACAAGGTTATCAATCATATCCAAGGGACTCGTTGGCATGTTAATGAATTTATCCTAGGTGTTGTTAATGCAATCATTGACGACTCCATGGTAGACCCTAGTACACCTAAGAGTAACCCAACGTACTATGGTAAGATACCCTACATGAATACCCTTAATGTGTATGACATGGTACGCAAGGACTCCTACGGTGCCTTAGATTCTAAGGGTAAGCATGAGAACATTGAGGACTACCGTAGATGGTATAGGGACAAGGAGATACAACTTAAGAAACTTGAGGCTAATCGTAGTAAGCGTATTATGTTCCTCCTCGCCCACTCTATCGCAGAGGAATACAAGGATCGTGATGTAATGTACTTTACGTACAACACGGACTTCCGTGGTCGCCTGTACCCTATCCAACAGATCCTTAACCCACAGTCAACAGGTAGTGTTAAGAGTTTCCTAGAGTTTGCAGATGCCAAGGTTCTCGATGAAGATGGAGAGTACTGGCTTAAGATACATGTAGCCAACACCTATGGCTTGGATAAGATTTCATATGATGAGCGTATAGCATGGGTAGACAGCCACAAGGATTTGCTATTGTCCATAGCAGGCAACCCCTTGGAGCACCTTCAAGACTGGAATGAGGCTGATAATCCTCTGATGTTCCTTGCAGGGTGTGATGCCTATGCCTCTATGACTAGGGGTGAGGGGGTTCGCCTACCAGTCAGTTTAGATGCAACATGTAGTGGTCTACAACTGTATGCAGGTCTCCTTAAGGATCATGAGGGCGCCTCAGTAGTTAATGTAGTAGACAAAGTAGAAGGCCTAAGTGCTAACAAGCCTGCTGATGTATATACAGATGTAGCGGAGGAGGTTACCCGCCGTTTGGAGAACAAGGACTACCCTAAGAAGTTAACCTTTACGGATAGTGCAGGTGAGTTTAAGGTTGTAAACACAGCACAGGCCGCCTCAGACCTCCTAGGTAATGTAGATCGCAACCTCACTAAGCGTAATGTAATGACGGTACCCTACTCAGTTACCCAAAGGGGTATGTTTGATCAAGTTAGGGAACTCCTAAATGAGATGGAGGATAACGAGGAAGTATTCTGGAAAGGGGAGAAGTGGATTGTATCCAAGCTACTTGTAGAACTTAATAAGTCCTCGATTGCTAAGATTGTACCGAGTGCTATCGTGGGACAGGAGTATATCAAGTCCTTGGTAACTGAGTTCTATGACCTCCATAAGGAGAACGTACCACTCTACTGGACTACACCCTTCTTTAATTTTCCAGTAGTACAATGGAAGGTGGAGACTAAGAAAAAAGAGATATACACGGTACTTGGTAGATTAACCATCCGAATGGCCAAGAACAATGTCAATAAACGGCAGCAGAAGAACGGTATTGCCCCAAATTTGATACATTCACTGGATGCAACCCTAATGTACCGTACAGTTGAAAAACTCAAGGAACAGGGCGTTAACGACTTCATGCTAATACATGACTCATTCGGTATCCCTGCTAATGAGGTAGCTAAGCTGAACCATGCGGTGCGTGAGTCCTTTGTAGAATTATTTGAGGATGAGCCTCTATTTGAATGGGTGAACCAAATCCTCCCACACCTTGTAGAGTCATCAGGTGAGGTCATGATTGATACCCTTGATTTGAAGGAAGTACTTAAGAGTACCTACTTCTTCTCATAAGTTATACACAAAGTTATCCACAACGTAAGTCATTGATTTATAAGGAAAAGAGACATTGGGCAACCTAGAACCACGCCCCTAGTTACATCTTATGAAAATTAGGTATAATATAATAATTAAACTGAGGAATATATGCAAGAAACAGCTCTAAATTTAGAGTCCCTGGGGTCACTCCTGGATTCATTTAATGAGCAGGTACACAACATTGAAGATATGTATGTGGCACCTGGCGAAAGATTTCAAGCAAAACTCCATCTCATAAAAGGGATGCTTGACTGCTTAGGTATAGAATTAACTATGCTTGAGGCGGAGAAAAATGATCTACTAGTAATGCAAGGAGACGAGCAGGAACAACTAGATCTATTCGAGAGTTCCCATGATGCATACAAATGTGTTATGGCGAACTTATTTAAAACGTAAAACGGAGGCCAACATGGCAAATACACAGAGAAAAGGTGCAATTCAAGAGACAAAAGGAAAGTCACTAGTAACACCAGCAGGTTCATCACTATGGACTAAGGTAGATAAACCCACTTTTGACTACAACCCTAAGGGTCAGTACGAAGCAGGTATCGTAGTAGATCCCGCAGATGAGGGAGTAGCTAAATTCATTGCAACAATGGAGAAACTCCGAGATGCTGCGGTTAAGGAAGCTAAGGGTAACCTAAGTGAGGCTAAGGGTAACAAACTAGTCATCCGAGATATTGTTAAGGATGATGAGGACAAGGATGGTAACTCTACAGGTCTTGTAGTTATCAAAACTAAGGCATACGCAGTAGACTTCGACGGTAATACTGTAACAATCCCCGTGTTTAATTCTAAGGGCATTGTGCAGGAAGACTTCAATAAGCTAATCGGAAATGGTAGTACCCTAAAGTTACAAATCTGGGCATCACCATACCACATGGCATCTGATAACTCAGTAGGTATCTCTTACAAACTTAAGAAGGTACAACTAATTGAGTTAAAAGAATACTCAGGTGGTGACGACGCTTTCGGTGATGAATCAGGCTCAGGCTTTGAGGACTCAGACGATACTGCAGTTAATACTGACGAAGATTTTTAATCTCCCGCCTATAGAATGTGTAGGCTTTCCCTCAGGTACTTTCATGGCCTAGGGAAAATAGTTAAACCTGCGGTAGTCAGGGGCGCATTCCACTACCACACCTACCTCCTCAAGCATTGCTAGGGGTCCAAATTTAAAACAGACTGGGAGGTCATATGAGTTTCAAAGATGAAAGTAAGCCAGATTTCATAAAACACATCCCCTGCGAAAACTGTGGTAGCTCCGATGCGGGTGCTCTATATACAGATGGGGGAACATCCTGCCACAAGTGTGGTAAGGGGCGTATCAATGCTGAGTATGACGCCTTAACCGTGGGAGACCTCAGTAGCATAACAAGGGATCCAGTGTTTAAGGACTCCCAATTATACGATGGGGAATACAAGGCCTTAAGGTCACGTAAGATACCCGAGGAAATTTGTAGGAAATACGGGTACATGGTAGGCCACAAGAAGAATGGCGAGGCTATCCAAATTGCTAATTATTATGACACGCAGAGTAAGAAACTTACTGGTCAGAAAATTAGAACAGCAGACAAGGGTTTCTCAATTGCAGGCACCACGGACGGTGTAGGCCTCTTTGGTCAACAATGCTTTGGTGCAGGGTCATCCCGTCAGGTAATTATTACTGAGGGTGAGATAGATGCCTTATCAATTGCTACAGTTTTCGATGCTAGATTCGCCGTGGTATCCTTAATCAACGGTGCCAATAGTGCCTTTAAGAATATCAAGGCTAACCTAGAGTGGCTACTATCTTTTGATGAGGTAGTCCTATGGTTTGATGATGACGATGCAGGCAAACAGGCTGTTGAAGATGTAGCTGAATTGTTTAAGAAACCTGGGCACCTTAAGGTAATACAAGGTACTGGGTTCAAGGATGCTAACGATCTACTAATAGCCCAGGGAAAAGGTAAGGTATTAAGTGCGACCTACAATGCCTCTCCGATGATTATTGATGGGATCAAAAACGGTAACGAACTGTGGGACTTAGTATCCGTTGATGAGGTCTTTGAGACATACACATACCCGTTTCCAAAATTAGAGGAAAAATTTCAGGGCATCCGAAAGGGTGAACTTGTGACCTTTACCGCAGGCTCGGGTGTAGGCAAGTCTACGATCGTTAAGGAAATTACATACCACCTCACGATGACTGAGGGCCTTAAGGTAGGCTACATAGCCCTTGAGGAAAACCTAAAGCGTAGTGCCTTAGGCTTCATGGGTATGTACATGAACAAACCTATGTCTTACGACTACTCTAAGATTACCTTGGAAGAAAAACGTGAGGCCTTTGATGCTGTCCTAGGTGATGGAAAACTATACTTCTATGATCACTTCGGGTCACTAGAATCTGAGAACCTACTGAGAAAGATGCGCTTGCTTGTCCTACAAAACGAAGTCGACTTCCTGGTACTGGATCACGTATCCATTGTGGTCTCGGGTAATGCTGATGGTGATGAACGTAAGGCGATCGATGCCTTGATGACAAACCTACGCTCACTAGCTGAGGAAACACAGGCAGGTATCATTGTAGTCTCACACCTACGTAGACCTCAAGGTGACAAAGGACATGAGGATGGTGCTACAGTATCACTTGCACAACTTAGGGGCTCGGGCGCAATTGCTCAGCTATCCGATGGTGTTGTAGGTGTTGAGCGTGACATGCAGGACGCTGAGTTTGGTAATCATGTCAAACTTAGGGTACTTAAGAATAGATTTGTGGGTGATGTAGGTATGGCCGATACCCTAGAGTATTCTAAGGGGACAGGACGTATGACTACATGGGATCCAGAAATCATGCCTACGGGCAGTGAGTGGGAGGAATTTTAATGTTAATCTTTGACTTAGAAACAGATGGACTACTAGACACAGTAAGTACAGTACACTGTGCAGTAACCTATGATACGGACACTGAAGTATACACATTGTATAGGCCCGAGGACATACCAAAGCTCCTTGTAGACCTTAAGGCAGCCAAGGCTATCTCAGGTCACAATGTCATCACCTTCGACATCCCAGTACTTAAGAAGTTGTACGGGGTAGACCTATGGGATCACTGTGAGATTTTAGACACCTTACTTCTCAGCCGACTGGCCTACTACAACCTACAGGCCTTGGATGAACCTAGTAATTTACCACCTCGTATGAAGGGGATGCACGGACTTAAGGCGTGGGGCTATAGATTAGGTACTAACAAGGGAACCTACGGTGAGCAGGAGGATGCATGGTCTACATTCAGTGAGGAAATGCTTGAGTATTGTAAGCAGGACGTACACCTTAATGCTATATTGTATACACGCCTATTAACCAAGGGTGTACCCGAGGATGCACTAGATGTAGAGCAGAAGTTTGCCCGCATCATCCAACGCCAAGTGGAGCACGGATGGTTCTTCAATACCAAGAAGGCTGAGGAACTACATGTAAACCTAGTTGTAAAAAAGGAGAACCTCTTCACACAGCTAGAGGAGACCTTCACACCTTTAAAGGATTGGATAAGTCTTAAGCCTGCACCTATGTATACCCAGAAGGGTGACATAAGTGTTCGTCACAAAAATCAACTAGCTAAGGGAGCACACAACGATGAACAAAATGGGTGGGGATACTGGGAGGAGATTTACTTCAACCCAGGTTCGCGAGCACACATCAGAAGATGGATGGAAGAGGTCTACGGGTGGAAGAGCCCAAAGAAAACTGAAAAAGGTACTCCAATTATTAATGAGGAAGTCCTAAAGGGTGTTAAGTTTCCCGAGGCTATCCTATTAAGGGAATACTTTTTGACCCAAAAAATTCTAGGCATGGTTGCGGAAGGCAAAAACGCCTGGTTGAAACTTGTACAGAAGGACGGTCGAATACACGGTCAAGTAAATACCTTAGGTGCGGTCACTGGTAGATGTACACACAACAGACCTAATGTTGCACAGACACCTGCCTCACACAGCTTCATGGGTAAGGAATGTAGACAACTGTTCACGGTACCTAAGGGTAAGTTGATCGTAGGTTGTGATGCCAGTGGGCTAGAGTTACGTATGCTTGCACACTACATGGCTATCTATGATGATGGTGAGTATGGTGAGCAGGTAGTTAATGGTGACATCCACACGATCAATCAGAAGGCCGCAGGTTTACCTACACGTGACCAAGCTAAGACCTTCATCTATGGTTTTCTGTATGGTGCAGGTGTAGCTAAGCTAGGTCAGATCGTAAACGGTAGTGTAAAGCAGGGTAAGATTCTTAAGAACCGTTTCCTTGCCAAGCTACCAGCCTTGGAGAAGTTAAGTGATGCCGTGAAAGACAAGGCACACCACAAGTTTCTACTAGGACTTAACAAACGTAAGTACTACATACGCAGTGACCATAGTGCCTTGAATGTATTACTACAAGGTGCGGGTGCAATGATCATGAAGTATTACCTAGTTCAAGTTGATAAAGACCTACAGAAACTAGGGTATACTCCAGGTAAGGAATATGAGTTCATCGGAAACATACACGATGAGATCCAGATCGAGGTAGATAAAAACCTTGCCGAGGATATAGCGAAGGTTTGTGTGGACGCATTCCCTAAGGTAGAACAAGAACTAAACTTTAGAGTTAAACTCGAAGGCGAGGCTAAGATAGGTAGCACCTGGGAGGAGACTCATTAATTAAACTGAGGAATTTGAATGCAAGAAGGTACGTATTACGAGAAAAACAGAGAGGAAAGACTAGCATACCAGAAGGAATATAGTATAGCAAAATACTATGGTATTTCAATTGAGGAATATGAGAAGCGTATGGCTACCTCTGCATCCTGTGAGATATGTGGAGGCATTGAGCGATTAGGTTATGATCACTGCCACATCACAGGTGACTTCAGAGGTGTTCTTTGTATGCCATGTAATACAGGACTAGGTAAGCTAGGTGACAACTTAAGTGGTATAACAAGAGCCCTTAGTTACCTAGCCAAACACTATGATAAATCTTGACATCAAACCCTTAAGTGCTAATGATATGTATCTAGGGCGCAAGGTTAAGTCCTACAAGTACAAGACCTTTGAACGTAAGATACTAACATTACTACCAGAACAAGAGGTTCCTGAGGGGGAACTACAACTAACCATTGAGGTGGGCTTAAGTTCTAAGCTGGCTGATGTGGATAACGTACTCAAACCCTTCATTGACTGCCTACAGTTAAAGTACGGTTTCAATGATAAATGGATCTACAACCTTTTAGTTTCTAAGAGGATTGTCCCTAAGGGGAAAGAGTATATCAACTTTAAAATAGAGGAGTACGAAGATGGGAAAGATGAAGAGGACACTGGATGATTCAATTAATCCAAATCACTACAAAGGACACCCCAGTGGTGTAGAGGCCATACAAATTACTGAGCACATGGGTTTCTGCTTAGGGAATGCCATGAAGTACCTGTGGCGTGCCGATCTTAAACACGACGATGGTGGTATTGAGGACCTAGAAAAGGCCCTTTGGTATATAGATAGAGAGTTAAGTAAGCGGGGTGCGAGATGAGAGCACTGATTGATGCGGATAGCATAGTCTACAAGTACGCAAGTATCTACCAAGACACCTGCATATGGGATGATAGTGATCCTGAAAATATACTAGCCACGGTGACAGTCGACATGACTACAGCCAAGCGTGAGATGGTAGCCTTTGTTGCTGAGATACTCAAGACAACCAAGTGTGATTCTTATGTGCTGGTATTAAGCCCCGCGAGAACCTTTAGGTATGACATCAGCGCAAACTACAAGGCCAATAGAAAGAAGTCTAAGGTTGAACTAATGTTATTAACACCCTTAAGAAACTACATGCTTAAAGAGATGGGTGCCTTACTGTTTGATGACGTAGAGGCTGATGATGTATGTGTATCACGTATGTATGCAGAGCCAGGTGAGTATGTCCTATGTCATATTGACAAGGATCTTAATCAAGCCTATGGAAGTCACTACAACTACAACACTACTGAGAAGTACATTGTAGATAAGGTAGAGGCTGACTTCTGGTTTTGGAAGCAGGCCCTGGAAGGTGATAGTGTAGATGGAATCAAGGGGTGTCCTAAGATTGGCAAGGTAAAGTCAACTAAGATACTAGGTAGCCTAAAGAACCCTACGGACACTGAGTACTGGGAAGCTATCATGGAGCAGTATGAGAAGGCTGGGTGTGATGAAGCCTTTGCGGTAGTCCAGACACAACTGGTTTATATGCTAAGGGATTTTAATGAGGATACACAAGAGTTTACTGTGTGGACGCCTGAGGGTGGCTTACAGTTCTCCTCAGGAGACTTATGAGTTACGGAGGTTGGAGGACAAAACAACACCTACATTCTAAAGAAGGATGGGGTGGTTTAACTAAATGGACAGAGGTAGTCAAGATGAAGAATAAGAATTGGAGTGAGAGTAGTAGTATTAACTTAGGCTGGATTACAGCAGGTGTATTCCTTCTACTATTAGTATGTATGGGCAAGAGTGAGGCTAATGTATATGACTTCCCACCTAAGGATGTAGTCACTATGGATGTAGAGATGGCTAATGGTACGAGCGGTACATACACTTGTCCTAGCGCTCGTTGGTGCTACATTAAGTCACTCGAGTATGAGGCACGAGGTGCTGAACAGTACTGTGTGTCACTAGTGATGAAGAGAAATGGTAAGGTAATTTGGTGGCGCAAATATCAATAAGGAGAATGAAGATGACTGAAGAACTAAAGGCATATGTAAATGCTTATATGGATGGACTAGAGGTTGAGTATCGTTTTAATTTGAAGTGGTATAGCGTTGATTCCTTTTCAGACTTTGATGGTACTAGTGCTGATTACCGTATCAAACCTAAAGCAGAAGACAAATGGCAACGAGTTATTGATGAACAACCTTGGAAGCAATTAATAAAACACGTAGAACGCTTAGATGATACAGTCACTAGACTGACACTTGAGATGTTAGAGATAACAGCGGAGAAGGGGAATGAGTGAACTAGAGGAACTACCAGAGGGCTACTGGGAACGACAAGAGAGATTTCATAGAGCACTAGCTAAGATAAAAAGTAACTCTACTACTACTACTATCCCCAGTTACCGAGAGGTAGTGGATAAGCTAGAGGAGTTGGAGAAGGAGAATGCTTTACTAGGTAGACGTTATGATGAGCTGACTAAGCTGATACGTAAGCAGGGTAAGGATAGTGTAGACTGTGGTGATAGGTTTCTGAGGAACTACGCTAAAGGCTGGGACTGATATCGCATATCGCAATATACGTTATTGGATATAATTGGATAGAGATATATAGTATGACATATGAAGGTTGAAGTTTAATACCGCATAGAAGTGTCACTTAATGACACAAAGTGGTGCTATAAAGTGTCAAGTTTTATGTACACTTTACTTGACATAAGATACTGTAATGTATCATATAGTAATCATTATCCTAGTAATATAGGACTAATGACTCTTATATGAGCCATTAAGATGATTAATACTAAAGGAGTAGGATATGAGTGGAGACCACGACAGATACAAATGGGTAGATAGTAAAGAAGAGATTGATAAACTAAGGGATGAAGATATGGGATATGATAG